AAATCATCAAAGCTCGCACCAAGCTTCATACCTAAAGTTCTATGGAGCAAAAGCCCAACACGGTTGATGCGTCTGGTTTTACCAAGGGCTGTGCCATCGGCCGCACCGGCTTCAATTCTCAATAGCTTCAAATCAGAATTATAATTATATCCTACTTGAACCACCGCTGCCGGTGTACTGAGCGTAATGGCTCCGCTGCTGACAGTCTTTGAAGCTTGAACGGCGCCATCACCTAAGATATTCACCGTTTGGCCTTCAAGATGCCAAAGCCCTGAAACGGTCGTGACTCTTTTTCTCACCTCTCCGCCAGTGACGTAAGTCGTGTACCCTGTACCGTCAACGCCAGATAACTCAAAAGTGTTCGCAGTCTTATTGGCAACGGTATAGATATTGGTATTAAGTTCTGTCATTCCTTCGATGTCGGATATGACTACGGTGTCACCGTTGTTAAATCCGTGCGACGCTGCTGTGATAACAACGGGATTTGCTTGCGTTGCGGCTGTGATTGCGATCGGTGAATCATACCCTAACGAGCAATCTAGAAAAACCCCATCTTGTTGATCAGTGGTGTCATCAAACATTGCGGTCATATATTCTATGTATCTAACCGTTCTGCCGTTAATCCTTCTTTTAACTGCCAACCAAACTTGATCAAAGTCTTCGTCTGGCGAAGGGATAATCGCTACACTCTCAACGACTGCGTGAGTTCCTGCAGCATCTGACGTTCCGCCCAAAATTTGACGAGACCAACCAACCTTTAGATTATCTGGATCACGAACATAAGACATTGCGGCTACAACCCCATCCGTTCTCACGGCCCAAACCAATGGATGTGGTTCCGATTGATATGCCATTTGAGTCACACCGCTAGATAGTATGTGACCAGCAATGTAAGTTAGATCGTTACTTTGAAATCCGTCCACATCATAAAAGTAAATAAACTCTCTTAACTTTCTGCCAGACTTTTGGACAAACAGTGTTGCTTTACCTATTTGAACGATGTTGCAGTCTTTAGATCCGTAACTGGTAGCCCGCTTTGCCGATATGTTTGTTGGCGTTATTGCTTCGCCTGCAGTCGATGGCCGCGTTACAAACTCAGAACCCGTAGTTCCAACAAGAAGCCCCTTCTCGTCTGAAGTCGTCCATTTGGTGTAATTGACATCTGATGCATTGGCGGTCACAGATACAGCATTGTCGCTTGCTACGTTTCCTGATGAATCGCTCGGCGCAAAATAAAAAGTAGTACTGTCATATCCGCCGGTTTTTGACATATCAATTCGCTCCGGCGCTTCAGGACAGCCGCTCAATACCACTCGGTCTTCATGAAATTGAATGGTTCCGGGGTAGCCAGTTGTATCAGAATAAAGGCCCAATCTCCATTCGGTAGACGCTGTAGTCGCACCGAAATCCCCGTAAATAGATACGCTAACCAGTGTCGATGAGGTGAATCCGCTAATCGTACACCAGCCCCAGGTTGATCCGTGCTTGATGCGTATACATCGGCCTACATCAGTATTGGCAAAAATACCAGAGCTAGCAGTTACAGTTCTGCCAATTATACCACCTGTATGGCTGGGCGTGAGAGTTAAACTACTCGTGTTTGTAGGAAGATATGGGCCGTCATTGAAGCTAACACCAATAATTGACCATGACGTGTGACCGCTTAAGCGACTTAGCGCCAAGGTCGCGTAATTCGGGTGAACCATGTAAAGCACGTCAGCGCTTTGAACAAAACGCACTTGAAATAAATCATCTTCAGTGTATTCGTAAGAGCTAGTAATATTTGTCAGTTCATATATCTCTGCTGCCGTTCCGCCAGATGTATAAGCCGACAATGCTGACGTATTAAAGTTATTGCCGTCCATATCCAAAAGTTGAAAATCATTGCCAACGATAGCTCCGACTCTAAACAGTCTTCCGTTTAAAGTCGTCATACCGCCCACACTGTCGATGTATACGTTGTTCCCTACAGCCAGAGTTCCGACCGAGGTAACAGTTATCACGCCTGGATTCGCTTGAGTGATCGCGGTAATAGTCATCGGAGTATTGGTTATTGCCGAATTATCTTTGTAGAAGCGGACGTACTGATGTCCGAGCTCAATGATATAAGCTTGCTCATCAGAATATCTAAATGGTATTAAAACAACTTTTCGACTAGGAAATTTACCCTCGGAACAAAATCTAGTACCAGGTCGTCTGGTTGCTGCCCCTTGAACCGTTGGAATGTAGTTAAGTGCTGTCTCCAAACACTTCTTATATTGGTCAGAATCGACTCGGCCTTTGAATAAAGGGCTAACTTCGCCGCCTGAAAAGTCTGACTGTAACGGAGAAACTTTTGGCATATCACGTCCTTACTGTAACCCAAGTATCCTCTGGCGGTTCCGACGACACCTTCTCAATCGCATTCATGCGTCTGGCATTGCGGATCACTTGTTCATAGTCTTGTCGTAAGCCTTCTTTTTTGGTGTTGCTCTGAGTGATCTCTTCACACAATTCAAAAGCAAGTTTTGTGGCCAGAGCTTCTACGAATAAAGAATCAAACTGTGAGGTGTCGGTTTCTTTTTTTATGTATCTGATATAAATAGGATCTGAGTCGTCAGTTAAAATCTTTCGCCCTTCGATCACCCAGTCTTTTGAGTTATCATTGTCTTCCGGGTAATCGTTAACCATGCATAAAAAGTTCGATGGCAACTGGTATGCATTTGCTCTTCCCCAATCTGGTGCAGTGGCGTCTGCTGCAAGCTCTGCTCGCGCAATTGCAAAGTTCCAGGGGTGAGCCCTGAGCTCTGCATCGCGTACGTGAGAGTAAGCTGAATTGCAAGCCCTTGCGTTTACCGAATCATCCGATAAAGCAGTGATTCTTTTTGCGCCAAGTTTTTGTAGGGCTCTGTTACATATATCAACTTCACTTGCCATTATCTTCTCCCTAATAGAGTGCCGAAGTTAACAAGCATTCCCGAAATCCGGATTTCATCTGATGTCGCCGGCGGAGTGCTGCCATCAACAGGAGCGAAATAATATCCACTGAACATGACTTTAGAAAAATAATTCCCAGCAAACACTATTCATCTCCCACGTCATAGGTGAGTGAACTTCTGTTTCCGTTTGAATCAACCGTCGCAACTATTCGATCAGTTCCATCGGTTACACTTCTGATAGTTATCGTTGTGCCAGGGGCGCCACTGAGCTTGCCAGCTATACCAGACAATATCAGACGCAAAGCTGCCTCGACGTTATATCCAGTTTCAACTTCTGAGTTCATCACAGCTAAAGCCAGGTTCTCTGGGCTTAACTCTGTGAACGGCAGAATCGCAGCTTCAAGCCTGCCGATGCCTGTGAGGTTTGTGGTATTAGCAATTGAGCCAGTGCCCGAGAGAGTTGCTTCCATGGGAACACTTGCACTTAAAGCTGCCTGACTAATTGTCCCAGAGCCAGCGAGTGTCGCTGCCATGTTGGACACAGCTTGCAAGTCGGCTTGAGATATAACACCGTCACCAGCAAGCGTTGCTGCGAGAGTTACAAGTGACGCAAGCTCTGCTTGAGAAATATCACCTGAGCCTGAAAGCGTTGCTTCAGATAACCGCGCTAAGATAGCGGTCGCCGTTAGTTCACCTAGACCTTCGATGCGTGTGAACGATGAGAGGTTTGTTGTCGTATTTGTAAAGGCTGGAAATATAGCCTCACCAATATTGTAGCCATCGGGATGAGACGAACTACTAGAGCTTTCGGCAGCATACCAGGTGTCACGTTGAGAGATTCTAAATGACGCCTTAAGCAATGAACTCTTACCAATGGCAAACTGAACGCCAGTCGCAGCTGCACCTGTCGATGCTGGAGCACCGTAAAAATACGCGAGCGACTTATTGATAACGTTCTGGTTTCCAATTAATCCCAAAGTCTATCCCCACACAAAATCTAAGTGTCCAAAGAAAGCCGAGTTCGTAGGAGTCGCAGCACCATGATATATCAGCCAGTAAAGTGCAGCACCGTCATAGATCCGTGGCAGACCGCCAGGAACTTGAGAGAAGAATTCTCGTTCTGCTGCCACGCCAATAGTTGTCATCGGCATGGTGATCAATGGCTTGCAAAGAGCGATCGAGAATTCGCCTGATACATACGACACCGACAAGTCGAAGGTATCGACCTTTGCAATACCACTATCGCCTGATGCCAGTGGCATGAATGGACCGTACTTCCCTGCGCCTGTTCCGCTATACAGGATATTTCCGTTGGGCGCGGCTGTGGTTCCAGTTGGAAGTGTTGCAGGTGTCGCACGCGAGCCTGTTTGTTCCGAGTTAGTATAAGCATCAAAGCTTAGTGTCGGAGTCGCTGCACCCATTGCAGTGGCGTTTGTGTTCCAGATAAAAGCCTGAACACCTGCGCCAGAAGTATATCTTGGCAGCAGGGTGTTAATGGTATGCGTGCCTGTTCCAGTCGTAGTTATATCAACTGCCGTGCCTGCTACAGCGTTGGCATAGCTTGTCGCAAACTTGCACCGAGTGTCTGAAACTTTAATGACATAGTAGTCGGTCGCTAAAGACAAACCCGCTGGCAAAGTTGTGGTCGTCGTCAACTGAACGCGGGTGTATGGCAACAAGGCATAAAACGTGTGGTCAACATAGTTGTCTGTCGTGTCGACGTTAGTTATCGTATTCGTGGTCGTGGTGATCGTATTTGTTAGCGCCTGTGGAGTAGTAGTCGTAACTGAAGTAACGCGGTAGAAACCAATCAGATCAACAAGCATCATGATTGCTGGCATCGTGGTCGCAGCTGCACTGAAGGCTGTGGCGTTAGCGATATACTTATAGTCAGGCGCTACAGCAGGACCTATCGGAATGCTTGAGGCGTTTGTCGTGGTATTTGATACCGCTTGAAAAGTTAAGTTGGTGCCAGTGTTAAAAAGCGCATCAGCTCCAGGGTTTCCACCACCTCTAGCCAAGCATGACCATTGACCGGCCGTTGCGGCTGTAGTTGGCAGCATGTTCTTATTCCAGTCTTGACGGAATTTCTTACCGTTGACCGTTGCCTCATTAATAAAATCATCCCAGCTTGCAAACCCTGCCATTGTATTCCCCTAGTTCCAGCCCACTTCAATCTCACCGTGAAAGGCAACGCCTGACAGTGAGCCAGTGGGCTGACAAATTATTCCTAAAAACGAATCATCATATATCTGCGGAAAACCCGATTGATGCGTCAGCGGTATCACCTCATGCGGAGCCGTCTGCATATGCTGACAACCTGACATCAAAGGCTTCACTAAAACTAAAGCAAAAAGTCCTACGTCCGTACCTGAAGTGAATGTCACTGACTGAACACTTCTCACGCCATAGTCGCCAGACTGTAGCGGTATAAAACAACCTTGACTGACAGCTGCTGTCTGATCGCCAGTGATGATGCTGCCGTTGGCCGTTGCCACGTTGAGAATACATGGCGGAGTAGTTCTCGCAGCTGTACCATCTTGATTGGTATAATTAACGATGAATGTTGGCTGAAGCGAAGAGTTTGCGGCAACACTCACTGCCATCATTTGAACACCGACTCCGTCAGTAAACCTTGGCAGACTCACGGAGTTGGTCATCAATTGTTCATCATTCGTGCCTGTATCAACGAACGGATAATAAAGCAGATAGTCGCATAAGATCCATGGCATCGGAATGCCTGTGGCAGAGCCAGACATCATTAAGAATCTTTTAATGAACTTATAGGTTCCTGATCTTGTAGTGCCGTGCCTGATACCGCCATCAGTAGATTGCTTCATTTGTTGAGCAATGAGCGGCGAGGCTGCATAGTATTGAGGTACAGGGTTGCCTGGCGACATAGACATATCAAACCAATAACCGCTCACAGTTACCTGCGAAGGTGTCTTTCTCCAGAATGAATAATGGCTCTGTCCCAAAGCTTGCGCTTCGTTCATCTGCCATAGACCTTTATACCCCGGCAAGACCTGCACCTTTCATTGAAGCGGACATATCAATCACTTTTTTCTCTGGCGGGATTAGTTCTTTTTTTAAAGCATCAAGCATGATGACTTCCCACTCTTCAATTGCGCCAGTCATAGCTTTCTGAATAAAGAAGTCGAATAGCTCGCGCTTATCCGACTCTGAACCTTTGAGTTTTTTAACTGCATCAGTAGGGCTCATGATCAATCCTCTGTGATGTCGAGTGCTCCAGCTGCGAATTGCAAAGTGATACCTGCTGATACCGATCGAGATGCAGAGAGTGCGCCTGAATATAGTATCTGACCTGCACCGCTCGAAGCCGTGCCGATAGACACGTAGGTCACAGTCTCAGAACCTGAAGTGCATTCTGGAAATGAAATAGTGGCAGCATTGGTCGCAGTGTTACCAGCCACGGTCCAGCCAGTATTGTCTCTGTTCACTTCTACTCGAGCATAAGAGCCAAAAGCACATTCACTTGTAGTTTGCGAACCAGCTTCACCGGGATCGCCAGTGTGAAGTGCAACATACAAATCAGTATTCGCATCCCATGAAAGTTCAGTGGCATTAAAGAGCTTTAAAAGAACATCGTTTTCTGTGGTATTGCCTTTGGACATATCAAACTCCCATCAGCTTTTTTAGGTTTTCTTGCTTGGTAAGGAACTCTTCTTCCAAGGCTTTAGCGAATGCCATTTTCTCTTTGGCTTCTTTTTCTCTTACGCCAACCACAACTTCTCTGCGGTCCATATCAGCCAAGAACTTTGCTTTCATTTCAAGAAACGCTGCCTGCTCTTTTTCGAAAGAAGATTTTTTAGCTTCAAGCTCTTTCATATTATCAGCGTAGACCTTGCTCTTCGTTGAGAGATGGTCTTGCTCTAATTTGACCGCTGCAATCATCTTTTCGTTTTGCTCGCGCACGACTGCTTCTTCTTTCAATCGCATCTCAACAGCTGTTTCGACTTGCGATTTTTCATCCAGAAGCTTTTTAGTTTCTTGTAGAATCTTGCTCATCTCTTCGAGCGAAGCTTTAACTTTTTGCGGATCAGATACCATTGATAAAATAGCTTTTATTTCATCAATAGTACCCGAGCTTCCAACAGATACCGGCCCCATCATATCAACCTCTAACTATTAGTGATAACGGCGACCTTGTCTCCGGGAGTGACTTCAAAATACTCTGTCGTATTTGCTGCCATCCTTCGAGAGTTAGCTGTTGCCGTCGGGTTTGAGCCAAACTCAATGGAGCAGACAGCATCTGTGTGAACTGCTACCATAAAAGTTTTGGCGTTGAATGCACTTGATTGCGTGCTGCCACCGCCGATCGCCACGGTCTGTGTGACAAGCGGAGCCATCTTTGCTACAGGCAATAACCCGCCCTGGAATACCGAGGGCTTGGTATGCTCTGTGATATATACCTTTGCCATTAGTTACTCCTCAAGCTGGCGGCCAGTTGCCTTTGATAATGTGATTTTTAATTTTCTCTAAGGCGTCCAAGACTTCTTGCTTTTCGATTGTGCGAGTAGTGGCTCCGGTGTTAACCCGAGTCGTCGCCAAATCAACAGTGAGCTCGACAGTGTCCGAGTTTACTGCGGCACCGACTTCTTCGGTAACCGAGAACTCGCCTTCGCCTGGTTCAACTTTATATCTTCGCGTTGCCATGAATTACTCCTTTAAACGGTAAAAAGGCCCTGATGCGTAGAGAGGAAGACTCTTCTAGGCACCAGAGCCCCAGTGATATTAAACGTATTGAACTTTCAAAGTGATCGTGCCGGCGGCGTCAGAGTCACCTGTTAAAGTGGCAACGACGTCGTACATGATCTTGGGATCACTGGTTAAGCCCAGAGCTTGCCACAATGGCTTTTCAGCATCGTCGATGTTGAAAACTCCAGACTCGTGAGTGATGTCAGTACCGTTTAAAGCACCGTCTTTTAACGACACAGCACTTGCAAAGAAATCAGCGTCTACAACCGTGCCGCCATCAGCGGTTGATTTGTAGATACCAAAATCTGCGATAGTGGTTGTTCCGATATCATCAGAGTACAACAGTACTTGAGATACTCGAGCGTTTGACGGTAACGACAAGAAGTAATACTTCGAGCCGGTAGAGTCGCCGTTAGCTGATTCTAAAGTCGCTACACTTTCTTTCAACATACCAGCATGAACTGCCGGGTTGTTTAAGACTTTTGGTGTAGCGTCGCGATTTGTAATCGCTGTTGAATACGTACTTACTACTGCCATGATTCACCCCTTATTATTCTGCACACTTGATTTCGATAATCTTGTTTTCTTCCAGACGTGTAGCACCAGCAGTCATATAAACGTAAGCCTGCCAGGGAAGACCTTGCAGATCTTTGCGTTGAGAAATGTCTGTAGTGATATCGTTCCAGAGGCCCAGGTACATACCAGACTTAGCGAATACCGGAATGCGGCGATAGCTAGATCCGTCAGTGTCAAGGCGTTCGCAGTGAACGATGTTGATACCAAGGAAGCGAGTGATCTTACCTTCAACCATGACAGGCTTGTCATTGAAGTCAGTAGAGATGACTTGCGCTTCTGCGAGCAAGTTATCGTGTTGTTTTGCAGTGACGATGGCTGTGATTGGATCGCTATCCAGATCAACTTCATAAGACATCAACAGCTTCTTAGCTTCACGCAGTTTAGCTACAGTGAGGCCAGTGTTAGCCGCAGCACCGTGGTTAACGGCAACTTGGTTAGCAGCAGGGAAAGTTGTTGAAGTTCCGCCAGACTCGCCAGTCTTTGCAGTGCCGAACATAGAATCGATGATCAAATCATCCATCTGGCGTCCTGCTGCGAAGACAGCGTTTTGAACGTAAACAGATGAGGGATCAGTCAGAAGACGAAGCTTATCAAACGAATCGATCAATTGTGGAAGATCGAAATCGCTTGGGAAAACCCAACGACGATCAGTCGAAGCGTCGACTCGGCCCATGGAACCAAAGCGACCAACAACTTGTTGCATAGCTACAGATCCAATTTGGTCAACAGGAGAAGCCTGCTTACCAACGTGACTGCCGCTCATAACGAGATTGCGAAGTTTAGAACCTTTTTGCTGAAGCAGCAGTGATATATTTGTGCTGTACTGCTGCACGTAATGCGTAGGAATATTAACGGACATTTTAGTCCCTCCCGAAAATGGTTGATGTTACAACGACTCTCGAAGGGCTTGTCCGTTACGGGGCCAGCTTCTTGCTCAATCAGTGAGCCATCCGGCAGTCTATTCCTGCTGTCATACCGGCGCTGATATCAGCGTTATCGGTCTTTTTAGTTCTGCCCCTTTTTATATGGGGCAGGGAACTTTTGGATTTCAGCAGGCTTCGAAGGTTCAGGCTCTGTAGCCCATTTTACCAGAATCTCAGCTTTAGCAATTATCTGCTCAGCTGACATATCATGGCGATTACAAAGCTCTAAACACTTCACGCGAATTGCTACTTTATCCATAAATATCATCTACCTATTTTTAAAAAAATCAATACCAGATTTATTCTGGATAAGCAAAGCGATGCAGCTTTTCCATTTCTGTTTTAGCCGACAAGTCGCCGGAAACATACTTTTGGACGAAGGTCGGATCTGATCTTAATGCTGATATACGGTTACGTGCTGCTTCAGGAGTTAATGCTCCCATGAAATTATCCGTCTTGGTTTCGCCGGCGACGTAAGATCCCTCACCAAGCTTGCTTCCAAGGGAATTCATAAACTTCATGACACCTGCAAAGCCCATTGTCTTTTCAAGCGCATCAATCGTTTGCCCATCAATGCCAAGACCTGCAGCTGCTCTTTTTGCAACAGCAATGTTCTGATCAAAAGCAGCGCCCCATTCTTTTTTCAAAGCCTGATTATCTTGCTCAACTTTTTGATGATATACTTCTTGTTGGCCTTTGGTCATGTTGTCGGCGTACTGGTTCCATTTGCTTACAAGTTTTTCAGCTTGCTTAGTTGATAGTCCTAACTCATGGAAGGTACTCTGCGCCCACTTACCAAACTCTGGATCTTGAGTCTGAACCTTGTACTCTTCAGGCTTAGAAGGTTTACCAAGCTTTTGATAAACAGACTCCCAGCCTTGAGCATCGTCATCTTTTTCTGGAAGTTTTAAAAGACGCTCTTCTGGAACACCTCGGAGCTTTTCCAAATTACGGTAAGCTTCAATCGCAGCGCCAGGATCTTTAAAACCTTTGTTCTGAACATACCCTTTAAGATCATCGGCTAGAGACGCAGTCCAATCGGAAGGCGCTGCTGCGGAAACACTAGGCGCAGGAACGGCCGCTGCTACAGACTGTTCTCCAGACGGTGTAGCGTTAATCGGGGCAGGCGTGGCTGAAGGTGTAACTGGTTGAGCATCAATCATTTATATCACTCCTTTTAGTAATCATCCAAAGTTCATCGGGCGTCATTTTCAAATGCTGTTCAATTCGAAGCCACACTTCTCTACGACCTTCAAGAGCCGCTTGGACTCTGGGGTTAGAATGAAATGTGGTCTCATGGGCGCGACAAAACTTTGCTAAGTCCCTTAACACCGTCTGCGCAAACCGACTCTCTTTATCAAAGACTTGGTGATATGCCTGCTGACGCGCAAAAAGGTAGCTCTTTGCTTTCGCAATCAATTCTTTAATTAATGCCATTTTACTTTTATCCGCCTGCGTTTTTCATCTTAGCAGCAGAACTTACCATCGCCGCTGCTCCGGGGGCAGCTTGCATCATTGCTTGTTCTTGGGCCGCCTGGGCTCGCTGCTGTCTCATACTTGCAACAACTTTTGGATCTTTCATCCAGCGAGCAGGCATCCCTTGAATGTCGCCAATCTCTGGAACAATTATATCCCAGTTGAAATGATCAAGCGGCTCCGGGTTCTGCGTTACGTTCACGACATTCAACGCCATCTCAATTGTCCGCATAAGTCCAGCAGCTTCTTCAGCTCGCTGCGCTTTTGATAACGGAGAATCATAAACGATGCGGAATTCGCCGCCAGCTTCAACTAAAGCTTCAGGCATTGGCGGCAGCAAACCTTGTCGATTCAAGATATCCAACTCACGCTCGATCATTGGACCTAAGCGCTCATCCTGCTGACGCCCAATTGTAGGGGCGAGCAATATACCTTTTTCGCGAGTTCGCTCCATGACTTCAGTGGCAGTCATCTGCGGACTCTCAACTAAGATTTGGAAAAGGGTGACGAGGAAAGCGTCATTGATAACTGCTCGCTCATCATCCATCAGATCTTTACCAATCGCCACGTTACCAACAGGCAACGGTTGAACGAGAGGTCGGCCATCAGCCGTTATACCACCGGCGTTTAGAGCACCGGGCTTGAGAGAAAAAGAATCGATAATGCCATCATCGTGAACCAGTAACACCGGATCAACTGCGCGATGGCCTTGTTTAAGGAGCGTCTTTTTCTGCTCGTTAAGAGTTTTAATTGCAGGCAATACATCCATCGCAGGACTTCGGCCATAGACCTCTCCAGGGGCTTGCTCATACCGAGAAGTTGCATACGGGAAAGTATTATATCCTTCTTCTTTTAGAAGAGTCTTCCCATCAATAGCCACATAGTAAGATGCAAAATTCATCCCCTTGTAATCGACTCTTTCGGGATCGCGATCTTCTCTGGGCTTTACACAGTGGAGAAAATAAAAGAGCTGATGCTGATTTACTTTAACAGCGTCTTTGATTTTATCAGGAAGCGCTTCACCAAACCACTTCATGGCTTGACGTGCGGAGAGTGGGAAATATCGAACGGCTTTATCGATTATACCTTGATGATTCTCGGCGAGATGTATTTCGCCAAGATGTATATCTTTATACCTAATTCCCGGCTCGCCTGCTAGCTCATCGACATAGAGAGCACACGTCCCGTAGGCCCCAAGGCCTTTATAATTCTGTTGGTTCTGTGAAGCGAAATTAGCTTTTGGAGAATAACGATATTTAAATAATACCTTATTAGCTTCTTCAAAATATAACTTCACTTGCCGGTCACTAGCTAGCTTCGGATCATCAACTGACAATCGATGCCATGTCTGGTTTCTGGGGGTAAGTAAAGAATCAAGAATCGCAGCGAAACGGTTTAAACCAATTGCACCTGTTGAATCATAGACATGTTGATTGCGT